CAACAGGTATTAGAATATATTAAGAACATGATAGTATTGAGGCAAAACTGTGTATAGCTCACTAAATATCTACAATCAGCCCATAACACAAGCTGCTACCACAGTTGCCAGCCCTAATGCAGCCTATCAACGTATGGCTCAGTTCTGGGATTTGATAACAGATTTGAAGGAAGGAACATATAAGATCAGGAGTGAGCATAGAAAGTATTTGCCACAGGAAGCAAGAGAAACAGATGATAGCTATGACGTAAGGCTTAGTAGATCAACAGTAGTCCCATATTTGCAGCGTATTGAAAAAATGCTCTCAGGTATGTTAGTTAGGAAGCCAGTAAGACTAGATGATGTATCTGACTTGGTGAGAGAACAGTTGTTTGATGTTGACCTTGAGGGTAATGATCTCAATGTTTGGCTATACAACACAGCAAGACTGGCGATCAGCTTTGGCCATGTTGGAGTATTAGTTGATGCACCAAAGGAAGGGGACAAGACCAGACCATATTGGGTGACATATACACCAAAAGATATTCTAGGATTTAGGTCTGAGATCATAGACGGCGCAAGGCAACTCACACAGTTGCGTTTATTGGAACAGGTTGTTGAGCCAGATGGAAAGTATGGTGACAAGATCATTAAACAGATCAGGGTATTGGAAAGGGGAAGATATGAGATTCACAGAAAAGATGACAAAAAGAATGAATATAAATTATTTGATGAAGGTGAAATGAGCCTTAAGGACAAAATTCCTTTTGCTATTGCCTACTCCAACAGAGTTGGTTACTACGAAAGCCGCAGTCCCTTATATGACATAGCAGAACTAAACCTCAAGCATTATCAGATACAGTCTGACTTGGATAATATCTTGCATATTAGTTCTGTCCCTATGCTTGCAGTGTTTGGCTATCCAAATGCAGATGAGATAACAACAGGCCCTAATGAGGCACTATCGTTGCCACCTGAGTCTCGCATGGAATATATCAGCCCATCTGGTGATAGTTATGACAGCCAGTTCACAAGATTGAAAGATATTGCAGAACAGATCAATACATTGTCACTAGCCGCAGTACTGGGACAAAAGTTAGTAGGAGAATCAGCAGAGGCCAAGAGGATAGATAGATCACAGAATGACAGCACAATGATGGTGATTGCACAGCAGATGCAAGACTTGATTGATAACTGTTTGAAGTTTCATAGCGAATATCTCAATGAACCTAATGCTGGCAGTAGTTTTGTTAACAGAGACTTTGTAAGTGCAAGACTAGAACCACAAGAGATAACATCATTGCTAACATTGTTTACTGCTGGAACTATCACTCAGGAAACATTGTTGAATCAACTATCTGCTGGTGAGGTTTTAGGTGATGACTTTGACGTTGAGGAAGAGATCGAAGGCACACAGCAGGGAGGTCTTACAGAAGTAGAACCACCAGAAGAACCTGACGAAGAACCAGAAGAGGAGGAAGAGGGAGAAGAATGATAGATGAGTATTCCAGAGGTATTTTTTAGGGAGACTATTGATCTAAACAGATATAGTAATGCCGTATCAGCAGACTTTGTAAGAACTTATAATGACGTTATTTTACTTGCAGCAAGAAAGCTTAATGCAATAAATATCAGACAGGCAAAGGCTGGAGAAGGTGTAGTCATAGCACCACAGACCAAGAAAAGACTGAGGGCAATCATAGCTCAGTCAAAAAGTAGTCTTGATAAATGGTCTAAGACTACAACAAAGAAGATGATAAAAGAGATAGAAGGTTTGGCAAAGGTACAGGCTGGATTTATTGAGAGTGAACTAAAAAAAGCTGTAAAATCAGGAAATATCCCTATCAACTCAGTAGCTGTTAGTTCTAAATATGCAGAGTCGTTTGTCACAACAGACCCCACAAAGGTAAACATATTTACAAGCAAGCAATTTACAGAAGATGATTTTAAGAAGTTTGGCTCTGGTAAATTTGAACTTACTGCCAGACAAGGGGCAATGCAGACTTTACCTAATGGAGAAACAGTAGAGAAAGCATTTAGAGGTATAGCAACAAGACAACAGGAAGGTTTGGCTAGGACTATCAGACAGGGTGTATTCAGTGGAGAGTCAACACAGCAGATAGCAAGTCGAATGATAGGGAGGCTGGAGTTTGGACAGAGGGGAAGCGTTAGACAGATAGCACAAGCTGGAGGAGAACTTACAAAGTTAGCTAATCACCAGATACAAACTATTGTCAGAACATCTGTTAACCAAGTCCAGAACCAAGCATCACAGGCTGTCTATGCAGCAAATAGCAAGGTTGCTCCTAAATATGAATATGTTGCAACGCTTGATTCAAGAACCAGTCCAATATGCAAAAGGCTTGATGGTAGAAAGTTTGAATACAACAAAGGCCCTACACCACCACAGCATTTCAACTGCCGATCTACTACTGTTCCTGTCGTTGATTATGCAGGGTTAAAAAAACAAAAAGGATTTGAGGACTTAACACCGCCACCCAAAGGCAAAGTTGTTACCCGACCTACAGGAGAGGGGACTGGTAGAGTACCACAGGACACTCAGTATGGTGACTGGCTTTTGGGGCAAGACAAGAAACTAAAAGTCAAGACTTTGGGTAATGAACAGAAGGTAAGATATTTTGAACGCTTGGCAAAAAAGGAAGGGTCAGGACAAAAGGCTATAAGAAAGATGGTCAGAGAAGATGGAAGCGAAAGAAGTTTGAAGGACTTGGAAAGGTTGTATGGCAAACCAAGCGATATAACAATCAAGATACCAAAGCCCAAGCCTGTAACTAAACCAACTGTTACTATCACTAATCAAGATAAGCTTGAGGAAACACTAAAGGCTGCTAGGGCTGCTGAAAGAAAAGCGAAGGCAGAACTAAAAACAATAAAAGCAAAAGACCCATTAAAACCTAATATTGCACAACTTCAAGGAATAAATAAGAACAATAAGATTCAGCCGAAAGATGTTAATGATGCTTTTAATATGATGGACGATATGGAAGGATTAGCAGGGGCTAACGCTAAGAAGTTAAGACAATTTACGGAGCAAAGAGAAATTTTCTGTTCTTGGACAAGTGGGGCAGAAACCAAAGGAAGTGCTTATGCAAAAATAAATGAAAAGACAAAATATTTAAAAGAAAATCAACAATTAAGGAGAAGTTTACAGCTTGCAAAAGATAGAGGTGTAAAGAATCTTAAAGAAGGGCCAAGTTTTGACCCAGTAAGCGGCAGAGAAATTTACAACAATATTGAAAGAACAAAAACAGGTTTAAATTATATTACGGAAATCCTAGATGATGGTTTGGGTTCAAGCTCTAACTGGGGTCATAGTACTTTTACAAGGTTTGTGACTACTGGTAAATCAGATGCCTTTGGTTTTACTTTTCAAGGTGCAAACCATATAAATATCAAATCAAAACCATATTATAAAAAATTAAAAGACTTGAAAAAAATAAGACAAAAAGTTGGAGAATCAGTTGAAAAAGCTGCAAAGGGAACACCACAAAGAACCGCAGATCAGGGACTTTATAGGCTTTCTTATACAAAAGCAGAAATGAAAAAAAGTTTTCTTGATCGTAGATCAACAGTAGTTGCTGATGATGCTTGGCTTACAACATATGTACATGAAATGGGGCATCAAATACACTACGCTGCTGGCAGACCAGTAATGACAGGGACACAATGGATTCCAAGTTCTTATGGAGGTTCTAACTTTATGGAACAATTTGCAGAAACATTTGTTCAATATGTATTTGACCCTGTATCATTAAAGAAAGTATCACCTGATGCTTACAAATGGGTAGATGATGCTGTTGCCGCAGCTTTGGAAGCCCCTGTTTAATTATGAGTTACGACAAAGTCATTGAACTTATAAAAGAGTTTCCTGAGAACAAAGATGTTCCCAGACTTATTAGACTGGAATTAAATAAAGCAAAAGGTAAGGAGAGAGTGGATATAAAAAGAGCTACAGAGGCGTTGTTGGTAGCTGCAAATGATAGCAAAGATTTTAAACTTATAGAAAAGCATTTACTCTGATGCCCCTCAAAAAAGGCAAATCACAAAAGACTATCTCTGGCAACATACGTTTGCTGATGAAAGAGGGCAAGACATTAAAACAAGCACAGGCAATAGCTTTATCAACTGCTAAAAAACGCAAAAGGAAGTAATATAAAGACAG